ATTGCCAGCAGCCAGTATATCGGCGCGCAGACGAGCACGACCGGAAACGTCGATGGCATTTTCCAGGGCTGCTTCCTGATCCCGTCGACGGGCGGAGCGCCCATCTTCTCTCCGTACTATCCGGGCGCAGCCGGTGCCGACGTCACGGCCTACGTGATGGAATCACCTGGCGCGCTGCTGATGGCGGCGGCTTTCTCAACGAACATTTCCAGCACCACGATCGGGTACAACATCTCGTTCCACACCGGGACGGGCTCGACGGTCGGCGGCGGCTTCTCCGGTTACACGCTCGATCAAGCCACGCTCACCACGGCGACCACCGCGCAATTCCAAGTCGTCGCGCTGCTTGGCGCTCCCGGTGCCAGCAACTTTGGTAGCGGTAGCAGCGGTGCGGGTGCCGGAAACGGTGCTGACAGCACCTCCGCCTTTAACTGGGTGATTGTCGCCTTCAATAACCAGCGGTTCAAGTCACTGCTGGGCGTCCAGTAATTTTCGGGGCCTTTAAGGGGAAACTGATCGATGCCCGTAGCACTTGCAAATATCCGCTCCGAACTTCTGCCGGGACTGTTCGACGTCCGCGGCTCCTACGAAATGATCCCGAGACAATGGGACAAAGTTTTCAAAACCCACAAGTCGAATATGGCTGTCGAGCGCTCGACTCAGATGGCGTTCGTCGGCCTACCGTTCCTCAAAGACGAAGGCGCGGCTACGCAGTTCGACAACAATGCCGGCGAGCGGTTTACCTGGGCGTTCGTGCATATTGAGGTGGCGCTGGGTTACGCCATCACACGCAAGGCCATCGATGACAACCTGTACAAGAGCCAATTCAACCCGACGAATCTGAAGCTTCAAGAAGCCTTCGCGCAGTTCAAGGAAATCCAGGGCGCGAATGTCTTGAACTTGGGCAACACCTACAATTCGAGCCAGATCGGCGACGGCGTCGCGCTGTTCTCGACGGCCCATCCGTTCGACGGCGGCACTTGGGCGAACACCTCGGCCACGCCGAAGTCTCTGAACGAGTCCGGCCTGCTTGCGAACATGACCAACGTTCGCACGAACTTCTTGAACGAGCGTGGCCTGCGCATCCTGTCCCGCGCGCGCAGGCTCGTCGTTCCGCCGAACCTTGAGCAAGTGGCAATCCGTCTCTGCAAGACCGAGCTGCGGCCTGGCACGGCGGACAACGACGTCAACGCAATCCTCACGCTGTCCGGCGGCCTCCCCGAGGGCTTCATCGTTCTGGACTTCCTCACGAGCAACTTCGCGTGGTTCCTCACCACGAATATCGAGGGGCTAATCCATATGATGCGTATTCCGTATGAATCGGACATGTGGGTAGATAATATTACAGACAATCTCCTTGTAAAATCTTACGAGCGCTACTCATTCGGCTATAACGATCCACGCAGCGCGTGGGGCGAATACCCCACAAGTTAACTGTTCATAGTATTGACGCAACTTTCCGAGCTGGGACCAGACTCTGGGGATTAACTAGATGGCCGTACAGACGACACTTTTCCCGGCAACCCAAACGCAGGGCAACGGTACGTTCTTTTCAGGTCCGGTTGGCGTCGGCCCGCGCGGTGCGACGTCTAACGTCAACTCGTTCGGCAACCAGGGCCTCACTATCTTGGCGCAGGTTGTGCAGTTGACGCAGAACGGAACGACTGCGGTTTCTGTTACGTGTCAGATCCCGAAGCATACGCAGATCATCGATTTCTACGCGGACTCGACGATCCCTTGGAATAGCGCGACGTCTGCCATTCTTTCAATCGGGACGACGGCGGCCGATACGACCTACGTGAACGGCCTTGGTCTGCAAACTTCGACGGCGGGCAATGGTCGGCTCAAACCGACTTTCAACACCACGCAGATTGCGGCGATCGGCGACACGGGCACCAACGAAAGCGTGGTGTTTACGGTGACACCGACCGGTGCGACGTCGGCGGGAAGCACGTTTGTGACGATGCTGTACCGCATGACGCAGAACTTCGTGAACAACTAACGGGAGTCTTGACCGATGAAGGGCAAGCACGGCGGCCACAAGGGGCACCATCACGGCAAGCACCACCATCGCGCGGAAGGTGGCGGACTCAAGCCCGAGAAGGCGGGTCCTGGCGGCAATCCAGAGGTTTTCAAAGAGGCCGAAGAGCGCAAGCACGGCGGCCGGATGAAGAAGAAGCATCACGAGATGCATCCGGAAGGCCACGGCTCCAAGCATCGCCACGATCGGCCGCGGCGCAAGTCTGGCGGCCGCGTCGGATCCGATAAGTCGCCGCTGTCGAGCGCGCATCATTCGACCAAGGCCGGTGATATGGCTGGCGGTCAGCCGGACTGAGCTATTTTGAGTGACGTGTGGCTAGGCCCGATCCGCGCCCGAGGCTGCGGGTCGGGTTTTTAGTTTAGAGAGGCGACGATGGCGAAGTTGACGAGCAAAGCGCGCAACATGCTTCCCGACAGTGCGTTCGCGGGGCCGGATCGCTCCTATCCTGTGGAAGATCGTAGTCACGCCGTCAACGCGCTGTCGCGGGTGAGCGAGTACGGCGCGCCTGCCTTGAAGGCTCGCGTTCGTGGCATGGTTCACCGCAAGTATCCTGACTTGCCGAAGGGTAAGGACTGACGATGCCGTATAACAAGACGATTACTTATGTTCCTGGCGCTAGCGGTGCGCAGGCATCATTCGACTTTGATCCGTCCATCACGCCGTTCAACGCCACGATTACGGTGTCCCTGTTGAGCAGTGCGACCGCGACTTACAAGCTTCAGTACACGGCTACGACTTACGGGGTGACGACGACGGACTCGCAAGCGAACTGGTTTGACTCGCCCGATATTCCGGCCGGAACGGCGACGAGCTCATTCGCGTCATTCCTCACGCCGATCACGAGGGCTCGGATTGTGTTCTCTGCTAACTTAGCCACTGGAAACATGGTGCTCGACGTCATTCAAGGCATGTCGACGAACTGAAAGGGATTTTGAGAGATGGCTAGGAATGGGCAACTTAAACAGACAGTAAACACAACTGTAACTTCGGCTGTGCAAATTATTGCTGGAAATTCTTCTCGCAATTACCTTTGGATCGGGAATGTAGGTTCAAACGATCTCACTATTGGATTTGATAGCACTCTGACGGCAGGCAACGGAATGGTTTTGTCGCCCGGAAACCCTGGGAAGCAGGGCGGCTCGTTTGTTTGGCAAGAGCCTTTCATTCCAACGAATCCGATTTGGGCTGCGGCATCAACTGCGACAACGATAGTGATTATGGAAGGCTGAGGCCATGCGGTTTCGCTACATCGTTGCGGGGTTGGTATTTCTCGGGGCTTTGGTGGCCTCCGGGATCGTTTGTGCGCAAGCGCCTGCCACCGTCAAGCTTTGCTATCAGAATGGCGCTACGTGTACGCCTGTGACGCCTACAACGCCTATTCCAAGCGGGTCAATTTATCCATTTGCGAGCGCGGGAACGATGCAGTCGCAACTCTCTGTGACAACCGGCGCTGTGGTAACCCCGACGGTTCCTGCGGGCACGTTGTATATGATTGTTTGCGTGAGAAACGGTGCTGCATCTGCCATCAACTGGGTAGATGATGGGACAACCACCCCAACCACGGGCGCGACGGGGGCGGGTAGGCAACTAGTTGCTGGAACCAGCGTGGTTATCCAAGGATCTAACCTCATAAACAATTTCAAAATGATAGCAGCAACAGCAACGACGGCTGTCGATATCGAATACGATAAGTGAGCAGACACATGAAAAAACTTCTCTCCGCTCTCGGTCTCTTTATTGCTTTATACGCTGGGGATGCCAGCGCACAGTCAAACTCTCCCATGAGTCCGCCTTCTGGTCCTGGGCCGCTTTTACAATCAATCCTTTGCACCACCAACGGGTCGACCGTTACTTGCGGCAGTCAGGGCACCTTTGTTTGCACGGCGGGCTCTTCTGCAAGTTGCACAGTTCCTAATAGCACATCGGGTATCATTTACGTTGACGGCTGTGCGGCTGGAGGCGGCAACGGCTTGGGCCAAGCTTCGGCTAATACGTCGGGCGGCGGCGGTGGTGGTGGTGGAGAGTGCATTACGCCTTATCCTGTCTCTGTAACATCGGGCCAAACGTTAAGCATCACGGTTGGCGCGGGCGTAGTTAATGCTAACGGGGCCAACACTTCCATGAGTGGAGCGTCGACCCCGTTCAAAACGCTTGTCGGTGGTCTTGTAGGCAATCCTGGATCGGCCGGGACGGGCGGTACAGGTGGTAACGGACGTGGGCCTTCGGCTTCTTCGGGAGGAACTGCCGGTTCAGCTGGCACAACGGCTCC